CTGGATACTCCAAGATCTCTGGCAATGCTGGCAATAGATTCCCCTTCTGATATTTTTTCACAAATTTTTTCGATGCCACCTAATTTTTCAATATCGGCTAACATCTGTCTTAATATTGGTCTTCCCGTCATAATTTCCCTTTTGCTATTTTCAGTTGTATGTTAATACTTTTTTTCTCGCTGTACTAGAAAATTCTAGTATGTGTCCGAATTCCCCTAGCCACGCTTCGTGGGAAATATAGACACTGGGGGGGGTTTTTTTGGGGTAAAAAGCCCAAAATATACCTTTTTTCCGCTTTCCAGCAGATTTGCAGTACTCTAAGTCATTGTTATCATTGGGTAATCCAGATAATGGACGCATAATACACATTATGTTACTTTTTGAAAAAAAGCGTTCTCACACGCATGAGGGTGCAAACGTGTGCAGACCCCCCAAGAGAATCACCCACCTTCTCCATTGCAACAATCAACCACAACAGACTTACATTCAGCGCATTGATAGTGACCATGAACGAATTCCATCCTTGTACTTTGCAAACACTTTGGACAGATCTCATAATCACTGGTCGTTTTAGTTATTGTCCAAGGTGACCATTCTTCAAAGCTTGAGACTTTCATCTTCATTCCTTCCACCAATTATATGCCTAAGTAGTTCCACATTGTCTTTTCTAAGATAGACCACAGCCTTGCAGATATCTCTGGTTTCCTGATTGTTCAGCAACCGCTCCGTGCTTACGCCACGTTTAAGACGTTCTTCAACCAGATCAATGACATTATCTATTTTATCAGTAATCAAATGTTTTCTCCTTTATACTGTTCAACACACCTTCCCTGAATTCGATGTGGAAGAAAGACATGACGCTCCGCCAGTTTGGCGAATTCATCAATCTTTTCCTTACATTCATTCTTGGATGTGATTTCTTCTGTTGAAGTGTAAAGCGTACAGCCATCCCAAAAACCCAATGGGTTTAAAAAGCAGATTGTCACCAACACTTTTATCATCTGTTCCGCTTCACCATTCGGATTGCTTTTTCTCTAGCAAACTTATTAAGACAGACGTAATTCTTGGTTGTTGGTTCGATTGGTTTTAAAGCAAATTCTTCAGCTATTTTTGAGCTTGCTTTAGGGTTAGTTTTCTCTACCTTTTTACTCTCCATAATGTCCTACCATAACTGTTGCATAAATGCAACCACAGTTATCATCTTATACTTAATAACAATATAACTGTGGTATGAAACAAATAGATATAATTAGTACCTTCAGGGGTACTAACTATATCTATAATTCTCTTTCATGTTGCGCTTTTGAAAAGCACGTTACTATCACCGCAAACTACCACTCTAATCTCCCTTCCTGATCGTTTATCTTTATGTTTCTCAACTCTAAGAACATCGTTCTCAATCCAAGTCTTAATCATCCTTTTGACCATCCCTTTATCGCTGATCTTCTCCAAATCTTTATCAAACACTTCAGCAACCAAATGACCTACCCAGTTTGCAGACCTTACATCAGCCGAAGGATACTCTGACATTCCCCTGAGAAGCCCCTGCAAGCGTCCTACATCAGCCACTTGCACATCATCGAAGGGATCAGGGTATTTCCACGTTTCCACCGCTCCTACGCTAAATTTGGGAAGCTGAACGCTATCCTTCTTAAACCATCGATTAATTGATGAACTTGGCGGAGCAAGGTTGCTTTCGCTATCAGCAATTCGAAAGTAGTGTCGATGATTGTCAACACCAGCATTCTTAGCTTCTGTTTCGGACATTGAAATGAGAACACGATTAAAACGGGCTGTACCCCTCAATGAGCTACCGCCCCTGCCACTATCCAGCAGATCCCCAGTAAAGCCAGTAGTTGGCATCTTACGAGTATGGTGAATAATATGAATGCTACAATTGGTTTCAGAAGCAAGCTTTCTAAGCCTACGTCCTAATCTCCGAAAGACATTGTTATCCTCACCAGCGTCTGAAAGATCTTGCAAGGGATCGAATATGACGCAATCTATGTTATTTTCCAAAATGAAGTCATGCAGTCCTTCAAAAATATCTTCACGTATTTTCCCGTCTTCCCCTTCAATTAAAAAGAAATTATTCCACTCCACACCAGAAGTTAGCCAAAGCTGACCTTCTAAAAGCTTCTGAGACACCTGATTTTTGATGCACAAGGCCGATATCCTTGCATCTAGGATCGATTGATCATCTTCCGCATTATAAACAAGCACACGCCTTTTTTCGGTCTGATAGCCTGTCAAGATCCCCAGACCCGTTGCCATGTCAAAAGCTTCCGCTATAGCGAATAAACTTTTCCCTAGTTTCGGGCTGGCTAAAGTAACAGAAGTGTAACCTCTGGCATAAAAGTCAGAATAGATAAATTCTGGATAAGGCAGTTCATTAACATCCAAAGCTTCAAACTTTTTGAACGGCAATACATCTTTCTTTAAAAACGCCTGTTTAACCTTCTCTGGAGCTTCCTGATAAACATCATTCCAATCCTGACCTTCACCTTCAGGAAAAACAGATCTGGCATCCAAACAGGCAGAAAGAATGCCAGAAACTGCTTCCTTTCCAGCCACATCGTTATCCCCTGCAACAACAAAACGAATCCCTTTCATTAAAGTTGCGATTTTTACAAGGGAATGGGCTGAAAATCCTACAATCACGGGTAAGCCAGTAGCTTCATAGATGGATGCTCCTGTCGCATAACCTTCGCATAAAATGGCTGTGTCTTTGACTTCGCCAAAAACAAAGCTTCCAACAGGGTTGCAATCCTTCTGAAATAGCTTTGTCCCGTCTTCCAAAATACGCTGGGTTGAAATGATCTTCCCGTCAAGATCCCGTATCGGAATTAACAAAGCATCTCCCGATTGTTTAATGTTAAACGATCTTATCTTTTTCTTAAGTAAATAAGGATGATTAGGGCTTACTTCCCCTGCATTATCCCACACTTTCTGGGCTTCGATTGCCCCTAGTTTTTTCTTTTCATCAGCCCGTTTAAAGTGTTCTTCTTTCTTCTGTTTTATCTTTTGAAGAAGACTTTCATCAATCAAAAATTCTGACTTGCTGGAATAAGTTTCTTGCACCCCATTTACCCAGTTTCCAAACACGCCATACAGAACGTCATTATCCAGATGCAAGGCATACCACCCGTCCAGACTTTTTTTACCGACTAATGGAACTCTGACGATTTCATCTGTGATTTTTGCATTGCGAATATCAAGACCAAGACCTTGGGCTTTCCCTTCAAATTCTTTTAGAGAATAATCCAGATTAAAAATCTTTTCCCTTAAAGCTTTCCTTGCTACGTTAAAATTGAGATTGATCATATAATCCACCCCAAGTCAGTCTTTCCCGTGTACCCCGTTTCCCAGATAAACCACGCTAAACAAAACATCCCTTTATTGTTTTCTATTTCAATTCCATCCTTCATGGTGGTCACTCTTTTTGAAAAGACCCAGACCCTGACGGGTGGAAACTCTTGAAATAGATCATATCGTTCTACCCCCTCAAGAAACTGTATCTTGAGAAGCAAAGCAGTTTTCTTTCTGGCTATCATCTGTGAATGTTCAGCCATTTTCGTAGCCAGCTTAAAAGGCGGATTGGTAATTATATTATCCCGTTGTTCACGTTCAAACAGGAAATCTATTCTTGGTTTCCCGAATCCTCTATCCACAAGATCTGAGCTTTCAACGTCATATCCTTTGCTTTCTAAAAGCTTTGAAATGTGACCCATGCCACAACATGGTTCGTAAATTCCGCCATCAAAATCTTCTACCTTTAAAAGATCTTCAACAGCTTCAGGCGGTGTCGCATAGAAATCATCTTTTTGACGATTTTCCTTCTCACCAATGCCCAGTAATTGTCGATGCGTATTCATGCCCAGCAACGTGTTTTAAAGTCGCAGAAACGGCACATAAATGAATCTTGATCATCAGTACCCCTTTCAAGCGTTTCGCCAGCTAGAATGGCTCTAATGACTGTTTCAGCCTTGTTTAGAATTTCAGAAACAAAAACTCCATCATACGGGATCATAAACGCATGAACTTCACAGTCATTAGCATTCATAAAGGTAAATAATGCTGGATTCTTTTCAGTATCCATAAAATAAATATAGGTCTGAAGCTGGGCATAGTATAAGGGCTTTGATTTTTGCAAACCTTGATTTTTTAAATGGGTAAAACTCTTATGATTTAGAACTTTATTTTCCCAAATGCATGGCGTTTTAAAATCTACATCTACCCCGTCTTTTGTTCCGACAATCAGCCCGTCAATGTGACCCCGAAACATTCCCTTCATTACCGAAAAGCCATATTGAGTCCCATCAGGCTTTTCAGTTCGAATGATCAGGCCAGCTCTGCGAAGGTATTCAATCATACGATCTTCGCCATCGTGACCACGATCAAAAATTCTATATATGTGTGGCTTAATTCTTCGGTCTTCATCAGGCTCTACAGCCTGCGCTTTCCATTGTGTTTTTCGCAGACAAAATTCGCCTACAAAACTACCGCCTAAATATTCCCTCTTTGGTTTTCCTTCTTCGAAAAGAACTTTATTCTTGTCGATCAACTCCAATAGTTTTTCTACCATAACCCCTGCCCATTTTTGTTCTCCTTTTTATTTTGTTGGGTGGTTGGTTCAGTTATATTTAAAACGGGATGGGATCGTCTTGGATTTGATCAGCAGGCGTTGATTTGACTTCCCACGTAGTCGAAGGTGAATTCATTAAATCACTCCCTTCCACCATTGGCTGTGGGGTTGAAGGTATTGCTTTTGGTGGTGATTTCCTTGGGATGTAATCCCTTCCTGAATTATTTAATACTGTTAAAACCGCATTTTCATCAGGGTATTTTTCACCATTGTCTTTTAAGCTTCCTTCATTTTTAGCAATCACAATGCAAGCTTCAAACCCATCAATATCGGACAATGCTTTTAGCTTCCTGACCGCCTGAACTTCTGGGCTTTCATCTTTGGAATTCAAAGCATAATTGTCTTCAATGATACGTAAGATCATCCCCATAGTTCGGCTTTCAGTTTTTTCTGTCCACCATTTGGTATCCCAAATTCTTCTTCCAGCGTATGCCCCGTCAATGATCGTCCATTCAAACTTGGTATAAACACTGCCCGTGGCTGGAGCTTTATGAACGGCTGGATCTTCATTCGGGATCGGGACAGGGTTGTAAATGATCTTCATCACAGCCCTAGCTACAGTCCCATGAGGAATTAATTCTCTTTTAATTCTTACTACATCCGACACTTCATTAAAATTAAGATTAACCATTGTTACTTCCTTTAATTTTTTCAAATATTGTTTCTAGATTTGCGACTTCAATCGGGTTTAAACTTCCGCTTCTGTCTTTTGCTGGATACCCAAATTCATTATCCGCACTGGTATAAAAAACCCGATAGATCTTCCCGTCTTTTTCTGACTTTTTGAAATCCATCGTAAAGACTTCATCCATTATGCCAGCAAGTTCTTTGGCGATTTTCGCCCCCTCAATCTGCAAAGCAAACGACTTCCTTTTAAAATCATCCAAGACTTCTTCTAAGATACAGACAAAAATAATATTAATGTCTGATGTATGTTTAAGATGATGTAGAAGACGCAGGCCATGTCTTGCTAAATCCCCGTAACAGCCCCTTAAATTGAGCTTACCATTTACCATATTTTCTGGCTGTTTCTCTGCCCATTTGAGAAAGATTCTGCCCATTTCAGTAAGGGAATCGAACATAATGGTCTTGTACTTCCCGACAAACTTTTCCCTATCTCCAACAGCCTTTAAAACTCTGTCATAGTGTGACTGACTGAACCATTCCTTTTCATCGATAATAGCTGGATTAGCTCCACCAATAATGACCGCCAGATCGAATAGTTCTTCAACAGTTCTGATCTTGATTGTGTCACATTGTTTATTTGACACGCTAAGATCTCCAGCTTCCATATCGATCAAAAGCACTGGGTCTTTTAGATCATTGACTAGGCTGGTTTTCCCAACTCCAGATTTACCAGCAACCAGCATTGAAATGCCAAGAGATCTAGCCATATTTCTTTCCTCAAAAGATTGTATTTTCATCGATTTCCTTCCTTCCAAGATCTAATCAATTCAATTAAAAAATCTAACTCTTTTTCAGGAAGGTCTTTGCATAATTCTGAGATCCTTCGGATCGTTAAGGAATTGCTTGTATTATGTGTTGCCATTAAGAATTCTCCCTAAATAAAATTTCCAATATTTCCCCATCCCAAATTGTAGTAGTTCCAGACTTCACCCTTTCAATCAGATCAGCAGTAAGCTTCTCATAAGACGCAATTTGAACGTCAGACAATTCAATTAACTTTTCATCTAATTGCTTGGCACTAATGGCCTGATACGGGCATCCATCCCTTTGGCTTGGAGTATTCCAAACCAGTTGACATAAATAAGTTTCTGCCACTTCCAAAGTTTTTAAAACGTGACTAGGGATAAACACCTTACAGCCAATGTTTTCTCCCGAAGCAATGCTCCCAAACCCACCGCTCTTTGGCAGTTTTGTTGTGACCACTACTATTTCTTTGTAAAATCCCTGCATTTAACCCCACCCCCCATTAAAGATTAAGACTGCAAAAATGACGATTAGCGGAAAAACTAATTCTATTGTTCTTTGTATTATTTTTTTCATTTTTGATTCCATTTCAGTATTTAATTCGATTCTATTTGTTAAACTATTCCATATCGATTCAATTTACAATACAGTTGTTTCCATTTTGGTTATAGTACTCGCCAAAGAAAAATCCCCTTTGACATAACTTTTGACTATCTCAATGCCACGTTCATTTAGATAAAAGACTTTAGGAATGGGGCCAATTGACGGGGCAAAGTTCAGCCCCAGCCTTTCACTCTTTAAAAGTCTATGGACTACTTCCAGTTGCTGAAAAGTAGATCGTACCGAAGGATAAGTCCCAGAACTATTTTTTTCAAAAGCCCCGTACTCAAGCATGGCTTCTAGTACATTTCGACACGTTGGGTTCATCCCTCTTTTAGAAATTAGATATGTGTACCCTAGTGTCAAAAATTGTTTTTTGCTCAAACCTCTATAAAACATTTTTTTGCCTTTTTTTAGCGGTGGTTATATTTATGTGGGGGTCTGCTTAACCCCCAAAAAAATATCACCCCCTCTCAAAGCCTTTCTTTTTAACTAACTCAATCAAATGAGATAGCTCTCTATCATTAAGCTCTTTCTCCAAGTTCGCTAAATGAATGTCTCCGCTATTAATTAATTCTTCTCGAATTTGCTCTAATGATTTCCCCATTGATGGTTTGCTAACTTTTGTCAAAACGTAACCACCATTTTTTGCATCTTCCATTCTAAATCTAGCCATTATTCAAATCCCCCCTTTCGTAAAAATTTCTAAATCTTGAAGGGCTTTTATATATTGTCCTCTTTTATAATCTTGCCCTGTTATATTTGTCGCTAATGCAAGCATTTGCTTACCTGACATTTTGGAATTTTTCATCCCAAGGGACATCAACTTTAGATGCCCTTTGAGAAAAATTGCTTGAACTTTTGGATTTGTCATTTTTTCCTCGTTTGTTGATTGATTCGGTATATCTATTCCTCATATT